AAACGTTTTGTCTCAATATCGGCCAATCTTTTAATTTCAGCTTGATCAGCAACGTCTTGGTTGTAGGCATTAACATCTCCGTTGTATTGCTGCATAACGGCGTAACTTGGAAAGCCAAGCAATGCAGCTTCTGCTTCAAGCCTCTCATTCCTCTCCTCTTCAGTCTCAACGTTAGGAGGTGGAGGAGGAGGCAGTGGCTTCTCTGGTTCAGTCTCAACCGGAGGTGCGGGGGGTGGTATATCTGTTTGGCGCTGTGGAGGAGGAGCTTGGGTAATTCGCTGCGTAGGCCGCTCAAAAAATTCTGGTGGCGGGGCAGCTTTAGGCGCAGCTATCTCAGCAGGAGTGACTTCAGCAGGAGTTTCTACAACCTCCTTGGCAGCAGGCTCTTTATCTACCGGCTTGCTTGCTTCAACATCACGAAGGTAATCTTCAACGTTGCCGTTGTATTGCTCCATGGTGTAGTAATCAGGAAAACCACTGATGATTGCTTGAGCTTCAAGATCGTCTTGTGCTGATTGATTACCAGTTTTTAAAATATTATCGACAGGTTGCTCATCGCTTTTTTTGTCGGTAGGTAACGATGTATCAGTAGATACGCCAGCATTTATTCCAAAATCTGGGCGCGACTTAGCTGCGCTGATGGTGGTGCCTTCGTCGTTTTGACTTGAGTATTCATAGCGATAAGGAGTACCAGGAAGAATAGGATCGTAAATGGCTGTATAACCAACTTTCGTTCCATCTGGAAGAGTTTTCGTAATTCGACGGCTGTAAACAGTAGTGCCGTCATCTTGCAATTCTCCAATTACATCTTCCGCGACCTCACCATCACGGGGCTGCATTTGAGGCATTGCCTCAACATACTTGGGAGTCAAGCCGATTGGCCCTGCAAACGAATCCCCTGAGCCACCCAAAAGAATATTTTCTATATTTTCACTGCCAATGTTCTCTGGCGTGTAAGTTGATCCAGTTAAATTATCTTCAATTGGCAATCCAGTATCAAAATCAATTGCAACATTACCTTTGTTTAAATTAGCATAAAAACCATCATTAAAATTTGCAGGTTTATTGTCTGTATTTGCAGTTTCTCCGGCGGTCAAGTTTGGTGCGTTGACTGACCCAGCCACAATATCTGCAATCTCTTGGTCTGTGGCTGCATCACCAGTACCAGCAACATTAAGATTGGCGGCAGCGTCTTCCGTGTGCTTTCTTATTGCGTCAACTTCACCTTGACCAATTTCTTTGGATGAGGCCGCAAGTAATGGGTCGTCCTTGAGTGCCTTTTGCACACTGGACGTAAGGGTACTCATTAATGTGGAGGTCAAGACCTTCTGGGCATCTGCACCCATGGCAATCTGGCCTACCGCCGCGCCTAGTTTTGCTCCAGCATCACCGCCAAGCTCTCTACCAACCGTGCTGCCAATGCTGGATACAGCAGCGTTTAAAGCAGCATCACCAACATCACCACCCAACAAAGCTGTAGTTACTGCGGCTGAAGATGCTGAAGTGACGGCGTTGGTAACAACCTTGGCATACTCCGCATTGCCCATTGCATCGGCAACAGTTTTGCCTATGGTCCCGGCAACAAGAGGAGCTACACCAGCGCCTACAGCGCCTTTAATTGCTCCGTCTGCAAAGTTGCCACCCGACAACTCTGCCATGGTTCCCTGAATGATTGCGGAACCCACAACTTGAGAGATAACTGTGGTGGCAGCAGTGCCGGTTAAGGCTGCTCCAATTGCCCCGCCAAGCCCTGGCGCAAAGGCTGAAAGCGCAAAGCTGACGATGGGCATGATGTGCCCTACATCGCTGGTGGAATTGCCTGCCTGCGTGTAAAAGACTGGGGTTCCATCTGCTCTAAATTGCACTCCAAAGCCAGTGCTATCTTTGCCAGCGTAGGTGCCGCCAAAGATATTGCCGTACCGCTGGTCGTAATCAGAGCTTATGGGCTGCTTTGTTTCCTTATTACCCAAAACTTCCTCGTACACGGGAGTGTTGGTCATAAACCTGTCTACGCGGACAAACTCACCGATTGCCTCGTCATAAACATCATACCCCTGGTTTGAAATAGTGCTGGGGTCTACCGGGATTTTGTTTTCTGAGCGGACAACCTCTTCGCCCGCTGGCTTGGAGGCATCCCAGACATGTTCAAAGGTGTAATAACCCTTGGATGGGTCGGCGGGGTCATTTGGATATACGGTAGAAGGCGCTTGGCCTGCGTAGCTGGCAACCTGTTTAAACTTACCAAACTGATTGATGTCAGTAATGCCGATGCCAGCAAGCATCTTTGCCATCTCTCGGGCATTGGCTTGGTTTGAGCCATATCCCTCTCCACTCCATTTAGAAGTGGTGCCTTGACCAAGAATTTGATCTACCAGCTTTTGGATGTCTGGGGCTGGAGATTTTTCTGCTTGTCCTCCGGTTTCATCACGGATGGAGCCAACAGGAAATCTTTCATTATTGTCAATTTTCCTGTCAATATTTTCCTGGCTTATTGTTAACTTCATATCAACCAATCTTCCAGTTTGTTCCGTCTGAATAGACGGGAACCTTGTTGGACCCGCCGCCAGCCACAGTAGATGCAAAGGTTGTTGCGTTGGCGTCAGAAACAAACGCCCGAGCCCCTGTGCCAGCGGTTGCTGCGCTTGGTAGAGTTGCCACTGTATAGACTGTGGTTGGGGGAATAAACCCACTTCCTGTATCTAGCTGTCCCAAGATACTCTGCAAGCGAGTGAAGTACAACCTCAAGACGCTGTTTAACTGATCCTGGTATGGACGTTGATACTCCTCTGTCGCTTGCGGTAAAGCAGGCGGTGCAATTCGTTGAAGCTCAAAGTCTGAGGTAACAATCATCTGCGTCCGTCCAGTCTCATGTCTACCCTGGTGGAACCCAACTGCCAGTTCACACCCAATCCAACAGATTCAAACTTAATTGACATCTGACGGGCGCGTACCCTAGTAAAAATCTGTCCAGTAAACTCTTCGACTGGCAGGGTTGCAATTCTCGTGATGCTTGAAAAACTGCTGGTAGCCACGGAGTGGTTTGAGTCGGTTGGCTTGTTGACCAAATAGCCTGAGCCAGAGTTTTTGAGCGGCAACAGATACATGGTGGCGCTTGGTGAATTTACCGTAGAACCATCAAAGGTAACGTCAGGCAAAACACGCCACACAAACATAAAGTTGTGACCATCATCCAAATCAAACTGCGCAGAAGTGATCGACGCAGTAATTGGCAAGGTGGTAGCCGTAGCGTTGTCGTCCAGCCCATCCTCTTGATTTACAAGGTTGTTGTAATACGTTGCTGCCAACGGGTAATCACGCAGGCCGGAGTCTAGCCATGCGGTCCGGGCTAAGTTGCCGTAGTACCACACCTCTTCAAGGTAGTTGTAAATGACATAGCGGTCAATGTCGGTTGATCCTTCAGAGCAATAGAACCACCATATCTCATTAAAGCCTTCGTTGGTTCCCGAACACACCTGTGCGTACTGCGAGGTGTTGATGTCTTCAAATACATACCTGCGCAAGTCGCAGTTCAATGTCTGCGTCCTGCCATCGTATTTGTAGAACTTGTCTTTGCCCATCCAGTAAGACACACCAGTGGCATAGGCCACGGCGTTCTGACCGACTATGGATATGTTCTCGCCAACAATCTGCGCACCCCAAACAATGGGTGCGCCAACGTACTGGAGGGAATACAAGGCTGCGTCTGTCCACACCAAGACCTCTTGGCGGGCTTGGGTGGCCGTGACAATCTCAGAACCGCGAGACAGTCTTAGAAAGCCTGCTTGGTTGGTTGCCAGTGGTCCCCAGGTGTAAGGGTCTTCTTGATCAGACCAGCGAATCAACATTGGGTCAATCGTGGCAGAACCGTAGTCATTGCACCCAAACGCAAATACAAACCTGCTGATGTCAGAAACCAACAGGTAGTTCTGCTGCGTGGGTACATCTGTTGCACTACCAAAATCAGCCAACTCGTAGCCATTTGACAAAATTCGGACAGTACCTACAGCCGCAACGGTAACGGCAATAAGCGCCCCAGAGGGCGTCAGTGATATGTTGAACGACGAACCTGAGACGTTGCGAACGTAATACATCTCGCCGGGAAGGATGCCTGCGGGCAAGGTTGCTCCAGCGTCCGGCGCAAAACGCAAAGGCGTGCCGTTGGCATACTCAGCAGCGGCAGTAATGACGGTAGGTGTAGCCACCGTAGCTGTAAAGGTAATTGGCGTGTATCCCGAGGTGGCGTCCCAATAATATATTGGACCTCCGCGTGGGCCAAAGACCAAATCTTCACCGAAGTTTTGTTGGCTCCACAAGCGAATAGCGTCCGTGGATGCTTCACCCACACCCCAGGCACCAGCACCCCATGGGCCAGCACCCCAGCCGACCAGCGGAACCACATAGGCAGGGCCAACATTGACTTGATACAGCGCATACACAGTACCACCGCCTGGGCCAGCGGTCGATGT